TGGTTCAATCGCTTCTGCGACTGTGCCTATGATTGCTGGTATGCCTGTTGTTATGTCTAACCATGCTAAAGTATCTAACCTGTATGTGAACTTCACCACAGGCGATGCTGATGAAGGTAAGACTTCTGACAATGCACCACTAGCAAACACTGCTGGTTCTGGACGCACAACACACTATGACCTACCGACTGCTGCTGTAGACGGTGCTGACATGGTGGCACTTGCTTCTAAGTTCCGTGGCTTTATCTTTACCCCAGACGCTGTTGCTACTGTCAAGCTTCTTGACTTGGGCATGGAGTCTGAGTATCAGATTAACCGTCAAGGCACACTGATGGTTGCTAAGTACGCAATGGGACACAACGTCCTGCGTCCAGCAGCCTGTATTGGTCTGTCTGAGGCTTAAGTAAACTAGGGGGGTGGCTTCGGCTGCTCCCCTTTTTCTTTGGAGAATGATATGCCAGAAGTTGCAGGTAAACATTACAAGTACACTAAGAAGGGTATGGCACAGGCTAAGGCTGCGGCTAAGAAGACTGGTGCAACCCTAAAGTATAAGAAGAAGAAATAGTATGGCTATTACACACGCAGGTGAAACCTTCCAAGGACTACGTATACCAAAGCGTTCTCCTAAAGGTAACAAATCACATGCTGTATTGGTAGGCACAAGAGAGAAACCAAAAGTTATTAGGTTTGGTGAACGAGGTGCTAAAACAAACCAGTCAGCCAAACAACGTAAAGCTTTCAAAAGCAGACACGCAAAGAACATAGCCAAAGGACCGTCAAGCGCAGCTTATTGGGCTAATAAGGTTAAGTGGAAAGCATAGGTAAACGACATGGCAGGAACAACTAAACTAGATGCAGTCAACACAATGCTTTCTGCCATTGGCGAAGCACCAGTTAGTAGTCTCTCCTCTGGCTTGATTGAAGCAGAGATTGCAGAGACTATCCTTAACACAGTTGACAGAGAAGTACAGTCTATGGGCTGGCACTTTAACACAGATTTAAATAAAAGCTTTGCTCAGACTACGGCAGGTGAAATATCTCTCCCTGCTGATATTCTTAGAGCAGATTCCACGCTGAAAGCTAACGCACCTAACTTGGTGCAGCGTGGTCTTAAAATGTATGATAGGACTAATCACACCTTTATTGTGGGTACTGATGTAGCCCTTGATGTTGTGGTACAGTTAGACTTTGATGACTTACCTGAGGTAGCTAAAAGATATGTAGTACTACGTGCTACTCGTGTATTCCAAGACCGTGTTGTTGGTTCAGATACATTACACGGCTTCCAAAAGGAAGATGAGAACATGGCATTTATGGAATTGAAAGACTTTGACAAAGCCGCTGATGACCATAACATCTTTGATAATTATGATACCTTTAGCATTATTGATAGACAGGGACGGAGAACAATCTAATGGCACTCATCAGTCAATCTATCCCAAACCTAGTTAATGGAGTATCACAACAACCACCATCATTACGTTTGAATACTCAAGCAGCCTTACAAGAGAATGGTTTGTCTAGTGTTGTTACAGGTTTGTCTAAGCGTCCTAGCTCACAGCACATTGCTGACTTAGGAGTTATCTCAAACCTAGATAAAGCATTTATCCACACTATCCGTAGGGATGAGAATGAGTTCTACTCTATGGTGGTAGATACTGCTGGTACTATTAGGGTGTTTGACAAAGATGGTGTATCCAAAACTGTAACAAACAATGCAACATCCTACTTATCTGGATTGACCAATCCTAATGAAGAGCTAGCTGCTGTCTCTATTGCTGACGCAACCTTCATTATTAATAAGAATGTCATCGTAGCTAAGGACACTGCTCTGTCCCCAACACGTAATCCAGAAGCACTAGTATATGTCAAACAGGCTGACTATGCTTCTACATACCGTGTAAAGATTACTAAGGGTGGGACTACAGAAACAGTAGAATTTGCTACTAAGTCTTCTACTCAGGCTAATACAACAGATACGCAGAACGCAGAACGTGGTGCATCTACTGATTTGATTGCTGAGAACTTAGATACTTTCTCTGCTACTAATGTTGATACTACCTATTATCAAGGTTCACCAACCATAATTAATGGTAATGCTATTTCAGGTATTACTATTACTCGTTATGGATCAGTACTACACATTCAATCTACCGACAGCACAGACTTCCAAGTAGAAGTAGGTGACTCTCATGGTGGAGATCATCTTAAAGTATTCAAAGAAGAAACACCGGACTTTAAGCAGTTACCTGTTGAGGGACCAAACGGTTTTATTATTAAGGTATCAGGTGATAATCAAAAGGCACAGGATGACTACTACGTTAATTTCAATAACGGAGTGTGGAAAGAAACTGTATCTCCTGATGTAGAGATTTCTTTAGATAACTCTACCATGCCTCATAAACTATCTAAGCTTGTTAGTGGTGACTTCCAGTTTGATGCTGTCACTTATGCTAATAGAAAAGTAGGAGATGATAACACTAACCCATTCCCCTCATTTGTGGGCTTTAAGTTAGCTGACATCTTCTTTCACAAAAACAGACTAGGACTACTAGCTGATGAGAATGTTATCTTCGGTAGTGCTGGTGAGTTTCTTGAGTTTGACTTCTTCCGTAAGTCTACGCTAACCATTATTGATAGTGACCCCATTGATGTGGCAGTGTCCTCAAACAAGGTTAGTATTCTTAAACACGCTGTACCGTTTAGTGAGTCACTACTACTATTCTCAGACCTAACTCAGTTCAAGGTAACAGGCGATCCTGTTCTTACCCCAGAGACTGTTGATGTAGCTAACACTACAGAGTTTGAGACTAGCCTTAGAGCTAAACCAGCAGCAGCAGGTAAGTATGTTTACTTTGCTTCTAAGCGTGGTGCTTGGTCTAGTATGTGGGAGTACTTTGTAGATACTGACACTGATGTTAATGATGCTAACGAGACATCCTCTCACATTCCTGAGTATCTTGATGGTGAGATTACAAGTATCCAAGCCTCGTCTAATGAGGACATGATCTTAGTACAGACTGACAACGATCCTACAGCTATTTATGTATATAGATACTACTGGTCTGGTAGAGAAAAGCTACAGGCTTCATGGTCACGTTGGGTATTTGATGGTGACGTTATTGGTATGTCATTTAACCGTGCTGATGTTTATATCCTAATTAAACGTGGTACAAACCTATTCCTTGAGCGTATTAACCTGTCAGTAGATGAAGCTACTATTTATACTACAGGTAACTTCTCCATTCATTTAGATAGAAGGGTTACACTAGAGACTGGTGGTCTTACTGCTGTGCCTTATACAGATGTTAATATTACTTATATTGACCAGACAGGTAAGGTAATTCTAGTTGGTGATGTAGCAGCTAAACTTGCTAACTCTGAGAAAGTGTTTGCAGGTATTCCATTTACGTTTAAGTACCAGTTCTCAGAACCAGTACTAAAGCAGGATAACAAGGCTATTACTACAGGACATTTACAATTAAGGAACTATGCTGTTGTTTATAATAACACAGGGTTCTTTAAGATTGTCCTAAGACCCCTAAAGCGTCAGGTGTATACACGTACCTTTACAGGGCGTTTGGTGGGTAGTAGTGCTAACATACTTAACGTAGCTGCTATTGAGTCAGGAACCTATCGCTTTGGGGTGGTAGGAAAATCTAATGAGACATCAATAACAATCGAAAGTGATAATCACTTACCATGTGTATTCCAATCAGCAGAATGGGAGGGCTTCTTTGTCCTTCGTTCTAGGAGAATGTAATGAAAGTCCAAGTGAGAGCAAGTACTCAGTCTGATGTAGACCATCTGGCTACTAACTTAAGACCAGAGGATACTGAAGAAGTGCTTGCCTCACATGGCGATGTTAAGGAAGCCTTACAGCAGGGACTAGATGAGTCAGAAGAGTGCTGGACTATTGTTGTAGAAGAAACAGGTGAGCTTGCTGGTATCTATGGGCTTGTAGGATTAGATAATTCTATAGGCATACCATGGCTACTTACAGCACCACCTATAACAAAGGTCTGGATGCCCTTCCTTCGTGGTTCTCGTAAATGGGTAGAAGAAGCAAACAATAAATATCCAATCCTAACTAATGCCTGTGACGCTGACTACGCTGTTGCTATTAACTGGTTAAAGTTTGTAGGATTTACGTTTATTAAAAGGCATGAAACTTGGGGTGTAGGAAACAAACCCTTTTTAGAATTTGTGAGGATACAAGATGTGTGACCCAGTT